AATTATCGCTGCTGAGGTTATTGGTTCTGCTGCTGCGGCAGAAGGTGCTGCGGCTGCTGCAAGTGCGGCATTAGCGGCAGAGGCTGCAACGGCTGCTAGCGCGGCTACAGCAGCACAAACAGCGGCAACGGCGGCGGGAACGGCTAATCCATTTCTAACGGCTGCTTATGGAAGCCTTCCAGGAATGACGATGGGTTCTCAGCAGGCAGCAATGCTTGCAGCGCAAACGGGTGAGTTTGGACTGCCTGGCCTTATGTCTACGGGTGGTTCTGCAACTTATGCTGGTGCTGGAGGCCCGTTGGCTAAGATGGCATTTTCGTCTGGTACACCTTCAAGTATGCGGATGGGTATGCAAGGCATGAATATGTTGCAACAATCTGCGCCAAGACCTGGGGCTGCTCCTGGTATCCGTAGAGGTCAGCAGGTAGCACAAGCAGATTTTGGTCAGTTACTACCGCAGCCGATCCAGCGCAAGCGGTTATCGTTGTTGTGAGGACGGTATGGACGAATACTTAGCTCGATTGTTTGGAAGTCAACCATCCTACATGGGGCAACTCATGGGGGCAGAGGATGCAGAGCGACTCCGCCAAGAAGCACAGCGTCAGGGTTTGTTGGGTACGGGTATTGGCTTACTTATGGCTTCTGGCCCATCTCAACAACGACAGAACATCGGGCAGATCATCGGCCAAGGTTTGATGTCTGGACAGCAAGCCTACCGTGGTGCAATGCAGCAAGCGGTGCAGGATCGTGTAACAGGGCTACAACTGCAACAAATGCAGAAACAAATGCAGGCCGAGGCAAATCTTCCAGAAGTTCTAAGGGCTGGCATAGTAAGGCCCGTTACTACTCAGCAAAGGCCATTATCAGAACTTGAGATGATGGAAATGCCTACGCCGTCAGTGGAGGAAAAGACTTACGGTATGCCTCGTCTTGATGTTGAGCGTCTGTTATCTGCTGCTGTCTCTAAGGGCGTCCCAATCGACAAAGCGTTAACTGCTGCAAAAACAATTCAGGGGGCGATGCAACCTGAAACTAAAGAGGCTGGCGGAATTATTTATGAACGGATGCCCGACGGTAGCTTCCGCGCAGTTGCTGGCAAGCCTACTGTAACAAGCATCAAGAAAGGTGAGTCTCTTGTTGTGACTGACTTCAACGGGAAAACTCAAACCGTTATGGCTCCAACGCAACAAACTGGGGCGGATGAAAACCCATTTGCCCCATTGATTGCTGGAGGCGTCTTGCATCCATCGGTTATGCAGTTTGCTACTCAGTTGCAGCGTAGCTTTCCAAACATGGATGAAGATAAAACAAACGCAAACATGGCTCGTCTAACTGAGATGAGCAATCGAGCTTTTGAACGAGATCAATCAAGACAAGATCGCGCAGCAACAACTGCGTTAAGCAACCAACTGGTTGGTTTGAGAATAGACGAAGCTAGAGCAAAACAAGAGCAAGCAAAAGACGGCAAGCCTTTGCCTGGGCCTGTTCTTAACGATCTTGCTAGTAAATCAGAAAACGCAGTCAACCTTAGAAGTCTATCCAATAACTTTAAGGATGATTATGGTGGCTATCGCATGGATGCTTTAGGCAGAGGTGCGATTATGCTTGCCTTGCGCTCTGACGATCCAGCTAAGAAGGATTTCGGGCAGTGGTGGCAACAGTACGATCTATTTGCAAACCAGATCAGAAATCAACTGTTTGGTTCCGCGCTTACCAGAACAGAAGCCTCTGCTTTTGAGTCTGCAATGGTTACTCCTGGGATGTCTCCGACGCAAATCAAAGCCAATCTTGGTAGGCAGGCAGAAGTCGCAGAAGGTGCGTTTAAGAAAATGTCAGACGCAGCAAGAGCGCAGGGATATAGTAAGTCTGCGATTGATGCTTTAACGCCTAACGTTACGCCGCAAACGCCTGTAGGAAACGAACAAAATCCTATCAAAGTCAACTCTAAAGCAGAGTATGACCGGCTGCCTAACGGTTCAGTTTATATAGACCCGCAGGGTCAAGTGCGTAAGAAGGGTGGTTAATTATGGCTAACTGGTGGGATCAAGATACCGTCTTAGGCCAAAAGCCTGAGCAAAAGCCATTATCTGCCGGTCAAGTCGTAGAAGGGGCAATTACCAACTTCCCTAAGTCTTTAGGCAACGTTATCGGTGGTGTCGTTGAAGCCGTTACAAGCCCAATCCAAACAGCTAAAACAGTCATTGATCTTGGCGCAGGTATCCTGCAAAACATCCTTCCAGAAGGTATGGTTCGCGCTATTGGCGAAGATAAAGCCTCTAGGGAACTTGCTAACAAGGTAGGTCAGTTTTATACCGAGCGTTACGGCAGTGTGGAAGGGGCGAAGAAAGCCATTGCTACCGATCCTGCTGGAGTCCTCGCGGATATATCCACGGTTCTTACTGGTGGCGCAATGGTTGCACCTAAAGCCGGTGGTGTGTCTGCGACATTAGCTAAAGCAGCCTACGCAACAGATCCGTTAGTGGCTACTGGAAGAACTATTGCTGCCGGTACTGGAGCCGCTGGAAGAGGAGCGAAAGCAGTACTTGGGTCTACGACTGGCGTAGGAACGGAAGCAATTCAGCAGGCATTTGAGGCTGGCAAAGCGGGAGGGCAGCAAGCTAAGTCTTTCACAGAGAATCTTCGCGGCAAGGTTGGGGCAACCGAAGTTCTCGATATTGCCAAGCAAAACCTATCTGATATTCAACAAGCCAAGCAAGCAGAGTATCGCTCTGGCATGGTTAATATTAGAAACGACAAGACAGTCCTTGACTTCACTGGTATTGATAATGCGGTTAGCAATGCCATGAATAAAGTGATGTACAAAGGTCAAGTTAAGAACGAGGCTGCTGCTAGTCAATTAGGCAAGGCGCAGACTTATATTGAAGAATGGAAGGCTTTAGACCCTGCTGAGTACCATACCCCAGAAGGTTTGGACGCTCTCAAGCAGAAGGTTGGTGATGTATTAGAAGGCATTCCGTTTGAAGCTAAGACAGCAAGAACTGCGGTTGGAGAGGTTTACAACGCCATTAAAAGCGAGATAACCAAGCAGGCTCCAACCTACGCTAAGGTAATGAAACAATACACGGATCAAAGCGATCTTATCCGTGAGATTGAACGTGCGTTGTCTTTAGGTCAAAAAGCCTCTGCTGATACCGCGATACGCAAGTTACAAAGCCTAATGAGAAATAACGTAAACACCAATTACGGAGAACGGCTGCGTCTTGCAAGACAATTAGAGCAGCAAGGTGGGAGGCAGTTAATGCCCGCACTTGCTGGTCAGGCTATGTCCGACTTAACGCCTAGAGGCATTCAGCGAGCTACTGCGCCGATTACAAGCGGCATGGGCTTTATGGCCGGAGGTATACCGTTGGCTGCTGGTACTGCTTTGGCTTCTTCGCCTAGAATTGTTGGAGAAGCAGCCTATGGCATGGGACAATTGCAACGTGGCTTGTTAGGTGCTAGATCAGCAGCGCCAAATCTCCCGTATCAAGGATTGCTCAATATGCTTTACCAGACGCAGCAGCCGAAAGAGTTGATGGAGTAATCATGGCAAAGACAAAGATATCTGAGTTTTCCTCAACTCCAGGCAATAACACCGACATAGACGGTATTGACATTGCCGAGGGTTGTGCGCCTAGTAACATCAACAATGCCATTCGGGAGTTGATGAGTCAGCTTAAGAATCAACAGGCTGGACTCGATGGCGACACGTTTACCTCTTCTGATGTTCTTACAGTCCAGGGCGTAACGGCTAATGCTGCCCGTATCCGGCTAGGTGAGGATGCGGACAACGGTTCTAATTACACCGAATTACGTTCTGCTGCTTCTTTAGCGTCTAACGTAACCTTTGTTCTTCCCTCTGCTGATGGTGCTGCCAACACGGTCTTGAGCACAGATGGGTCAGGTAACCTGTCTTTCGGTGCTGTCACGGGGACTGGTGATGTTGTAAGAGCCACATCTCCGACGCTAGTAACGCCTAACCTTGGCACACCAACATCCCTGACTCTTACGAATGCAACAGGGCTTCCTATTGTTGCAGGCACGACAGGAAACCTAACCGTAGCACGAGGTGGTACAGGTGCTGCAACAGCAGCAGACGCTAGGACTAACTTAGGCGTAACCGAGACAGGACAGGACACAACCTACGCATTTAGGTCTAACAACCTCTCTGACCTTTCTTCTGCTTCTTCTGCTCGCACGAACCTTGGTCTAGGAACGATTGCTACGCAGGCAGCATCAAGCGTATCCATTACGGGCGGTTCGATCACAGGGATTACCGATCTAGCGGTTGCTGACGGTGGTACTGGTGCATCGAATGCGACAGACGCAAGAACCAACTTAGGTGTTACGGCCACAGGTCAAGACACGACTTACGCTTACCGAGCAAATAACCTCTCTGATTTAGCCTCTGCGTCTACAGCCAGAACGAACCTCGGCCTTGGAGACATGGCTACGCAAGCAGCCAATTCGGTCTCCATCTCTGGAGGCTCGATAACGGGCATTACAGACCTTGCTGTGGCAGATGGTGGTACAGGTGCATCTAACATCACTGATGCGCGTACAAACCTCGGAGTGCCTTCCACAACGGGTTCTGGTGCTACAGGAACCTGGAACATCGACATCCTTGGTTCTGCTAACAGCGCGACTACAGCGACCTCTGCAACAACCGCAACAAACCTTTCTGGTGGTGCTGCTAACCGTCTAGCTGTACAGACTGCGGCTAACACGACAGGCTTTGTGACTGCGCCTTCTAGCTCAGGAACATACCTTTCTTGGAACGGGACTGCTTTAACCTGGGCGACTCCAGCGGGAACGGGTGACGTTGTAGGCCCATCTTCTGCGACTGCGAACCAGATCGCATTGTTTGACGGAACGACAGGTAAGTTAGTTAAAGCAGCCTCTACAACGGGCGTATTGAAGGCTGTAAGCGGTGTTATTTACGCGGCAACGTCAGGTACAGACTATGCCCCTGCAACGTCAGGAACGGGCATTCTTAAGGGTGATGGGGCAGGAGCGTTTGCCACCGCATCATCGGGAATTGACTATGCACCGGCTACAACCGGAACGGCGATTCTCAAGGGTAATAACGCAGGTGGCTTTGCCAATGCGGTGTCGGGTACAGATTACGTTCCACCCAACGGGACGGGCGCAACAGGAACCTGGTCGATCTCGATCTCAGGTGTAGCCAATAGCGCGACAAGTGCAACAAGTGCGACAACCGCAACCAATCTTGCAAGCGGCGGGACAAACCAGATCCCTTACCAGACAGGGTCGGGAACGACGAGTTTCATTGCAGGCCCAACAGTAAGTTCGACTTACCTCTCGTGGAATGGAACAGGCTTTGTTTGGGCTGCTGCAAGCGGTGGCGGTGGCACGACAACCAATGCTGCAACCTTCAATAACTCTGGTTCTGGCGACGCTTCTGGAACGACCTTCGATGGATCTGTAGCAAGAACGATTAGCTACAACACGGTTGGCGCACCTTCTACAACGGGTACAAACGCTTCTGGTTCTTGGGGCATCTCTGTTACAGGGACTGCCGCAAATGTTGCAGGCGGCGCTGCTAACAAACTCCTCTATCAGTCTGGGTCAAGCACAACAGCGTTTGCAGACGCTCCTGTCAGTTCTGGGACTTACCTTAAGTGGAATGGGACAACATTTGCTTGGGACACGCCTTCAGGTTCTGGTGATGTTGTAGGGCCATCATCGGCGGTCGATGGTCAGATAGTCCTCTTTAACAGCACGACCGGAAAGTTGATTAAGGCCGGAACAACGTCAGGCATCTTAAAAGCATCGTCTGGTGTCGTTTCCGCTGCTACATCAGGAACAGATTACGCTCCTGCAACAACAGGCACTTCATCTCAGTTACTAGGCAGCGATGGTTCGGGAGGGTTTAGTAACGTAACTGTAGGTTCGGGGCTTAGTTACTCTGCCGGAACTCTGTCTGCAACAGGTGGTGGAGCAGGCGGGCCTATCTTAGAATCGCAGATACTTATTTCTTCTAACGTGACATTAACGAGCAACACCAACGGTTTGTCGGTCAGTCCGGTGACTGTTGCAGCGGGGTATGCTGTAACGGTTCCAGATGGTCAATCTTGGATGGTCTTAGGATAAGCTATGAGCAAAATCAAACTTCAGGGTAACGCATCTGGAACGGGGACTACAACCGTCCAATCTGCAAACACCTCATCTAACCAGACGTTTACGCTACCAGGAACAGATGGAAGCCCTAATCAGTTTCTGTCTACAGACGGTTCAGGCAATCTGTCCTTTGCGACAGGTATAACGGCTGCAAGTTTAGGGACTGGTGTACAGACCTGGTTAGGCACTCCGTCCTCATCTAACCTGGCAGCAGCGGTTACAGACGAGACAGGTTCAGGTTCGCTAGTCTTTGCAACCTCGCCTACCTTGGTAACCCCTGTATTAGGCACACCGACATCAGGAACACTTAGTAACTGTACGGTAGATGGTACTAACCCAGTTGGTTACAGAAACGTACCTGTATCAAGCAATTCCACGAATACGCTTGTTGTTGGTGATGTTGGTAAGGTTTTGTCGGTGACTGCGGGGCAAACAGTTCCTAACTCAACATTTGCTGCTGGTGATGTGGTGGTTATCTTCAACAACTCATCGTCATCTATCACGCTAACGATGTCGATTACAACGGCCTATATCGCAGGAACGGATACAGATAAAGCCACAATGACGTTAGCAACAAGAGGTGTGGCTACGATTCTATTTATCTCTGGTACGGTTTGCGTTGTTTCTGGGAACGTGTCATGACTGGTATTTTGGCTACGCTTATAGGTCAAGTTTTTTCCAGTGGTGGCGGAGGTGGCTACACCGTCGTCCAAACCTTTACAGCTACGTCCACTTGGACATGCCCTACTGGTGTTACAGAGGTTGAGTATTTAGTTGTCGCAGGTGGTGGTGGGGGTGCAAAATGGGGAGGCGGTGGCGGAGCGGGAGGATTTAGAGCCGCAGCAGGTTTTGCTGTCACGGCGGGCACTGATTACACAATTACCGTTGGCGGCGGTGGAAATGGCGCAACTTCTGGCGCTGGTTCTGCTGGATCAAATTCAGTATTTTCAACGATAACCGCTGCTGGTGGCGGCGGTGGCGGCTCAGGCGACAACGATTCATCAGGCGTTTCCGGAGGTTCTGGTGGTGGTGCTGTTATTTCTCCTGCGACAGCAGGAAGTGGGAATACCCCAAGCACCTCACCATCACAAGGGAATAATGGGTCTTTGGGCATTAACGGCCCGAATGGGGCAAGTGCCGGTGGAGGCGGTGGTTCTGGCGGCAGTGGTGGTTCTGGGTCTGGAACAACTCCCGTAACCGGCGGGAATGGTGGTATTGCAACAGCTAATTCAATAAGTGGGACGTCTACCACTTATTCTGGTGGAGGTGGTGGTGGTACTAACGTCAGTGGGTCTACTGGCGGTTTAGGGGGTGGCACGTCAACTACTGCGGACAAAGGTGGTGGCGGAAATGGCGGCGGTGGGTCAACAGCTTCTGTCGCTGGTACAGCTAATACAGGTGGAGGTGGTGGTGGTGGCGGTAGGGTGTCTCCAACGTCTTATAACGGCGCAGCAGGCGGCTCCGGCATAGTAATCCTCAAGTACACCGTAGCAAGCCAAACCGTATTTACGTTCAAAGGCACGACCACTTGGAAATGCCCGACAGGTGTTACCAGTGTTGACTATCTTGTGGTTGCTGGTGGCGGTGGGGGTGGTGCAGGAAGTGGTGGAAGAGGCGGTGGAGGCGGTGCTGGTGGTTTTAGAACGGGTTCTGGATTAAGCGTCACTGCTGGACAGGATTACACAATTAATGTTGGCGCATCGGGTTCTACTGGTTCAAATGGTGGAGATAGTTATATTTCTGGTTCTGGTATTACTAACAACCCATCTTCTGGAAATCCGTACACAAATGCTTTAGTGGCATACGGCGGTGGCGCCGGTGGTTCTGGTAGTTCAGGATCAGGTAATCCAGGTTCTTCAGGCGGTAGCGGCGGTGGGGGTGGTACAAGAACAAGTAGCGGCACTGCTGGAAGTGGTGGAACAGGAAATACGCCGTCAACAACAGATGCGCCTTATGGCGGGCCTTCTTCTCAAGGTAACAATGGAGGTTCAGGTTCCACTGCAAATCCTTATTCAGGTGGAGGGGGTGGAGGGGCTAATAACTCAGGAACTTCTGCTTCGTCTGGTGTTACAGGGACAGGAGGTAATGGAGTTCAAGGCCCATCTTTTGCATCTTCATACGGCGGCGCTGGCCCAGGTGGGTCACCATCTACTGGTTATTTTTCAGGAGGTGGCGGCGGTGGAACATACGCTAACCCAGGCAGTGCTGGTGGTATTGGTGGTGGTGGTACTGGTGGTGGTAATGACGGTGGATCTCCTTCAATTGCTGCCACCTCCGGAACAACAAATTCAGGCGGTGGTGGCGGCGGCGGTAATAGCTCTTTTACGGGAGCAAACGGCGGCTCCGGTATCGTCATCATAAAAATAAATCAATAAGAGGGTCTATGACAACAAAGGTATTTAGGTTTCTAGGGATTGATACAGCAATGCACTTGCTTCGTCCAGGTGCAAAGTGGGAAATATCAAACAATGTCTTTACAAGGTGGGATGATCCACGGCCATGCCCAAGCATAGAAGAAGTCTACTGGGTGATGGATAAGATCAGAGAGTTTGAGGACAGCATCCCTACGATCTACACCGACGAGCAACTGAAAGAGATGGGCATAGCCAAAGAGGAATTTGAACGTGCAGTTGCATAATCTATTCCCTATCCCTGTAGGCTTTGCAGAGCTTGGTAGACCTCTGAGCGATGAGGAGTTGTTCTTCATCCGTGAGCTTGAGACAAGACCCAACATGGGTAACACGACAAGCACAAACAACTTTGTACTGCGTGACCCTGCGCTAACGTCCCTACGTTCGTTCATCGAAGATGCGGTTTCGGATTACTTTAAAGGCACGGTTAATCCCAAACACAATGTCAGCCTGAGAGTGACCCAAAGCTGGTGTAACTACTCAGAACCTGGGCAATACCATCATAAACATGCTCACCCTAATAGCTACATCAGTGGTGTGTTCTACGTTCAAACGAACCCTAATGACAAGATCTACTTCTACCGTGATGGCTGGCAGCAGATCAAGTTTCCTCCCGAACAATGGAACCCGTACAACTCTGAAAGCTGGTGGTTTGAGGCTTATGCAGGCAGGCTGATTTTGTTTCCATCGTCGCTAACCCATATGGTTCCGACTATTGAGGGCGATGACACAAGAATCTCACTATCGTTCAATACTTTCCCTGTCGGTGTTGTCGGGGAAGAAATGGACTTAACTGGATTAAAGCTGGAGGCGTAATGGCACATTTCGCAAAGATTGATGAAAACAACATCGTTACTCAGGTGGTAGTTGTCGATAACAAAGACACCTCTGACGCTTCCGGTGTTGAGAAAGAGCATATCGGCGCGGCGCATCTTGAGAAGATTCTTGGTGGTACTTGGAAGCAGACAAGCTACAACGGCAACATGCGTAAGAACTACGCAGGGATTGGCTACACCTACCGCGAAGATATAGACGCTTTCGTACCGCCTAAGCCTTTTGCTAGTTGGCTACTTAACGCCAATGCACAGTGGGAGGCTCCAGTAGCGATGCCTACAGACGGAAAGATGTACAGTTGGGACGAAGCAACCGTTAACTGGGTTGAGGTAAATAATGGCTAACGTCCTCAATGCTGCTACTGCTGGAACCTCTATTACGTCTGACAACACAGACGTTCTTGAGATCAAGACAGCAGGTACAACAGCACTCACTATCTCATCCTCACAGGCTGCAACCTTTGCTAAACAGTTAGCGCTAGCATCCACCTCGTCTCAGATCGGTGCAAAGCTACAAGGTGTGGTTGAGACCATCACAGTCTCAGCAACAGCGGCGACAGGTACGATCAACTTCGACACAACAACCCAAGGTGTCCTGTACTACACAACGAATGCCTCTGGGAACTTCACAGTCAACTTTAGAGCCTCTTCTGGCACTTCACTGAATACTGCAATGGCTACAGGCGAAGTCTTAACCTGTGCCTTTCTAGTGACTAATGGAAGCACTGCTTACTATAACTCTGCTGTACAGGTTGATGGTTCGTCAGTGACTCCTAAGTGGTTAGGTGGTACCGCTCCTTCTGCTGGTAATGCTAGTTCGATTGATGTGTATTCCTACTCCATCATTAAGACAGGATCGGCTACGTTTACGGTCTTGGCTTCTCAGTCTCGGTACGCATAATGCCGTTACTAGAAGCATTAGGAGGAGGGTCTGTTAGAGGATTTGGCCCAGGATCTGGTGCTAGAGGCCCGACGACGATAGGTGAGTTCTGGCAAGGAGGGTATTACGCAGGGAAGATAGCTTTTGGTGGAAACACTTACTATCTTTTAGTCTCCCCTAAAGCCTCTGGGCAAAACAGTAGTATTAACTACAAGACATCAGATACGTCTGACTCGTTAGGCTTATCGACTTACGATGGAGCAACGAATACAGCAGAACTGGACTCAGCAACTTATCCTGCTGCTCAGTGGTGTGCTGCACTAACAATCAATGGTTACTCGGACTGGTATCTACCTGCTCTTTATGAGCTAGAAATCTGTTACTACAACCTCAAGCCAACCACACAGTCTAATAGCACTTCCTACGGTACAAACTCCTACTCAGTGCCTTCTAGAGGTTCTAACTACACAACAGGAACACCAGCACAGACTAGTGTTTCTGCATTTCAGTCGGGTGGGTCGGAAGCGTTTGCTACTAACTTAAGAACTTGGACATCAACCAATCCTGGTTCTGGTCTTACAACAGCCACTAGAATTGACTTCTTAGACGGCAGTCAGTTCAATAACGCTAAAACCCAATCCTTAATCGTAAGAGCTATTCGTAAAGTCGCTGTGTGAGGTCGTTATGTCTCCGGAACAGAAGTCAGATGTACTTACAGAAGTTGCAAAAGCCGCTCCTCCTGTAGCCATAACAACCGCTGTTACTGTTGGCGGTCTGACACTAAACGAATGGGTGGCAGTTGCTACCTTGCTCTACATTGTGTTACAGTCCGGATGGCTTGTCTGGAAATGGTTCCATGCCATAAAAGATAAGAAGAATGAAGCACAATCTTCCAATAGTTAAAGTAGTTTGGGAAGATGCCTGCCACGACACTCTGGGTTGGGGTGATAGCCCAGAGAAAGCCAAGGACTTTCAGGTTCCGCTTGTTGTCTCGATAGGATTCTTGTTAGCAGAGACCAAGCAGGGCGTGAAAATTTGTCAGTCATTGACTGACGACGCAATTGCTCAGTCTTTGGTGATTCCGCGCAAGATGATCCAGAGCATAGAGCGCGGAGCTTGGCGTGAGAAAAAAGGCAGAAGATGAAGAGTTCATCGCAGTCTGGAAAGAATTAGGAAGCCCGACGAAGATTTCAGACCGCATAGGTCTTACGCTTCGCAATGTGTACGAGCGACGAAGGGCAATCGAGAAAAAATACAACATCCTTTTACCGACAAAAGACGCTCGTTTTACTTTACCTGAGAATCGCAAACGAGCGACGCTAGAAACTGAAGGTTATGTGATCGTATTCTCTGACGCTCACTTTATGCCTGGCGAGCCTTCTGCGGGGTTTAACGCCCTGCTTAAACTTATCAAGACCCTAAAGCCCAAAGCAATTATCGCAAATGGAGATATTCTTGATGGCGGGTCAATCTCTCGTTTTGGACCTATGGACTGGTCTCCAGTCACAAGCCTACGCGACGAACTCGAAGCGGTGCAGTGGCATATGGATCAGATCGTCAAGGCCTGCAAAGGTCTAGGTACTTTCTTGCATCGGACTACAGGCAACCATGACATCCGGTTTGATCGAAAGCTAGCAGGCTCCGTTCCTGAGTTCAAAGGCATCCAAGGAACGACACTCAAGGATCATCTACCGGAGTGGTCTGTCAGTTGGTCGGTGATGGTCAATGACATCTGCATGGTCAAACATAGACTTCAGCATTCAGGCATCCACTCTGGTTACAACAACACCCTAAAAGCAGGAATCTCTACGGTCTCAGGGCATACCCATCTTTTAGAGGTCAAAGGATGGGGCGACTATCGAGGACGTCGATACGGTGTATCTACAGGGATGCTCGCCGATCCTGATGGTAATCAGTTCACTTACATCGAAGATAATCCCGTCCCTTGGTGCTCAGGCTTTGCTGTCCTATGTTTCAGAGATGGTCTACTCTTGCCTCCTGAACTCGTCGAGGTTATCGAAGGGACTGCATACTTTAGGGGGCAAGCCGTTGGCTAACTTTGAACAAGCGTTTGACAAGATGATGGAGGACGAGGGAGGTTACGTCCTTCACAAAGTCCAGGGAGACCGAGGCGGCCAGACCTACGCGGGCATTGCTCGCAATATGCACCCCAAATGGGAAGGCTGGCAGCATATCGACTACCAGGAAACACCTCCGACACAGTTAGTCCGAGACTTCTATAAAGAGCAGTTCTGGGACAAGATTAAAGGCAATGACTTAACGCATGACGTTATAGCCTCGTCCCTCTTTAACTTTGCTGTCAATGCTGGCGTTCCTGTGTCTATAAAACTTGCCCAGATATGCGTCAAAACAGCCCCAGACGGCGTTATTGGCCCTAAGACTATATCTGCACTCAACCAAGCCAATCCTGAGCTATTTGTGGCTTATTACGCGCTGGCAAAGATTGCTCGTTATCGGGATATTGTTTTGCGTGATCGCAGCCAACTTAAGTTTCTTCTTGGTTGGGTTTCTAGGACGCTCAAGCTATGAACCTGCTCGGAATCTCTTCCATCGTTGATTCGGTCGGTAAGGTTATCGGAGACCTGCACACATCCGACAAAGAACGCATGGAGCTTGAGCTAGAGGCCAAGCGTATCGACCAAGCGATTGATCTTGGTCAAATGGAAGTCAATAAGGTTGAAGCTGCCAACCAGAATATGTTTGTTGCTGGCTGGAGACCTGCCATAGGTTGGGTTGGTGCGGGTGCGATGTTCTATCAGTTCCTTGCTTATCCGCTTTTGGTATGGGCGTGGACTTGGATGCAAGCAGAACAGATCGTTCCAGCGGAGGTAAAGCCTCCTCCCATGCTGGATACTGATGCTCTATGGGTTATTTTGAGCGGGATGCTTGGGATTGCTGGCATGAGAAGTTTTGAACGCGTTAAGGGTGTAGTGCCGCCTGCAAGGTCTTAAGTTTTTTTAGTCTATACATTACGTTTTTAACATCGTAAGACTGAATTGATAGTATTTCAGCCACTTTTTTTGGTGAGCCATATTTCTCATAATTGTTGATAATTTGCACCCTAATATCATCAGTCAATTTTGATCTGGTAGAGTTTCTTGCCTGCTGTTCTTTAGTTGCCCATCGACAATTTTCTTTGTGATAAGGGCCGTTGTTATCTATTCTATCTAATGTAAGACCAACAGGCCTTGGGCTCATATCGGCAATAAAGTTCCTTATGTCATGCCATTGTTCGCATACATAAATACCTCTTGCACCGTAGTTTTTATACTTGTGATGATGTGTTTTATAACATCTTGCCATCATCGAGTTCCATACCGGATAAAGTTCATGAGACCAGCATCCGTGTTTAGTATTTTTTTCTGCCGCTTTGGCAATTCCCTTTGATGTATCAAGGACGATGTATGGGCTTCCATGCCTATACCGGCGCAAATAGTGCTTTCTACAAAACCCTTTTGCGTCAACGATTGATTCACAATCTTCTATTTTGCAAATATTCATACATTAAGAATACATCATTTTCGTACTTTAGAGAAGTGTTGCGCGGTAACTTCATCTCGTACCATTTGCCCGATCTTGTCCCCATGTATCTTGTCGATCTTCTCGATGATCGGAAGTCGTTTGCTTTTAGCTAACTTTAAGATCATCTTTGCCCAGTCCTGAACGACAAAAGGCAACGCTTGGTTATACGCTGCCGTTATCTCCTCAACATCAGACGACTTAACTTGTTTGATAAGGTTGATCCACGATGCCACGGATCGACCACTCCTTAAACGCTTTGTGCTTTGCCATTGTGTCTGGGCACTCGGTTGACGGCGGAATCCAGCCGCGTTCCCTCCAAATTTCCTCGACGGGTCTGAACTTTTCTGTCCTCGTCTGATTCTCGATTAACTCTCTCCAGTTGCTCATAGTAAGCCTTTCGGGAACGGATAGACCGCATCCTCGTGAGGAGTTCCTGGCCGTGGTGCATTAAAGAACCTCCGCTTCTCTAGTTCCGTAGGCTTCCAAAAACACTCCGGAGCCTCAGACTTGATAATGTGAATGATCCTCTCTAAGACCGGAGAGTCATCCGAAATGTTTGCAGGACGCTTTGCAAACGCTTTTTTCAACATAGTTTGGTGGTGTACGCTTAACATATCAAAATGGCACTGAATCGTCGTCATCGACTTTGGTTGATCTTACTTCCCCGTCTTTCTGCTGGAACTTTAGACCCAGATACTTCCCGTCGGAACCCTCGTTAACCCATCCTGAGATCCAAAACTCGACCCCGTTTATCATTGCTGAACCTCGGTAGTCTGGGTGAACATCCTTCTCTTTCTTCTTGTTCTTGCTGATTGATCCTGTTAGTTCTTTTGGCATAACGACAACTCCATTTGATTAACTTCGTTGAGAAAGGCAACTAGATCAGCCTCGATCTTGGTTAGCTCTTCCGGTTTTGGCTCGTAACGAACGACAAATAACTGTAGATGTTCAGGAAGTCTTGGGTCGAACGAGACAAAGTCGCACCAAGTCCGTCCCGTGACGAGCATTTGAGTAAGCATTTGTGGCTTGTATTTGGTTGGAACCTCCTTAGCTAGTAAGTAATCGACATGGGTGTTTGAGTTTGGACACTTAATCTCAATCAGCCCTGACCCTGCAAAGCCATCAGGACTCGCTCCAAGCCACTTTATCGACTTGTGAGTATGAAACCCTGTCTGCTCGACGAAATGCCCTGTATGGACTTCGTAGGCTGCTCTGGCAACGGGTTCTTGTTCTGTTCCCCATTGCATAGCTGCATTCGTGAATGAATCGCTTTGTAGTCCCGTCAAACGCTCTGTGACGAGTTGAATCTGGTAGTTCCTACGTGTAGCCGTTCCAGGTTTCGCAAGCGCGTCTGAGGCTCTGCTAGCGGTTAGGTGGCCTAGTCTTGCTTTGTGCCAATCATCAGTTCTTTGTTCCATGTTGCGCTTCCTTCATTTCCACATCGTTGTATAAGAAAATCTGAAAGGTCAGATCTGCTTCGATGTTGTGTTGTTTGAGCAAATAATCCTGAAAAGTTTTCCTGACCTTCTCGGTAATCTTTGTTTCAGTCAACGGCCTAAGCGAAACAGCAAACTGCATCGTCTCACCTAAACCTTGGCATCCCCAGGCGTGGTCAACAAACTGCCTTGTAAAGCCAGTGCATTCGTGAAACTCCGCAAATTCTTCCCACAACTGGGTTAGCTCATCCGATTTTTCTCCGATTTTTATACGTAAATTAGCCATGTTTTTGCACCTTTAATATCCCTCGTTCGATCATTGCTTGCATTGTGTTTATGTACG